ATTCGATCAGGAAGGTCGAGAAAAGTTAAAAACTGGCATCAAAACGATCTCTAAGGCTGTCGGATCGACACTAGGACCAAAGGGAAACACTGTTTTGATGGAGTCAGAGCACCATATCGGTGGAATTACAGTAACGAAGGACGGTGTAACGGTGGCAAAGGGCATCAATCTGATGGATCCGGTGGAGAACTTGGCCGTACAGCTTGTCCGTCAGGCCGCATCACAGACAGCTATCCAGGCTGGTGATGGAACGACAACATCGGTGGTACTAACAGAGGCGATTATAGATGGTGCTGAAGTGTACATCACAGATAGCTGCAACAAAACACAAGTTTTGAGATACATCGGAGAGGTTGCAGACAAGATGGATGCTAACCTTGTTAAGATGTCTAAGGATGTGAGCGGAAAGAGACTGTTAGACGTTGCAACGATCTCTGCAAACAACGATCCTAAGCTTGGTAAGTTAATTGCTGATACTTACTCAGAGGTATCTCACGTAACTGTGGAGAACTCTAAGACAACGAAGACCTATGCAGAGGTTGTTAAGGGTATTAAGGTTGATCGTGGGTTCAGTAGTCGCTTCTTTGTGAATGACGTTAAGAAGAACGAGTGCGTTCTGGACAACCCATGGGTGTTGATAACTAACAATGAGATAACTAACCTTGACAACATGGTGGCTATCTTACAGCCTATCGTTGAGCGTGGTGAGTCCTTGCTTATTATCGGGCAGCTTAATCTTGCTACCATCGGAACGTTGAACAAGAACGTGTACGAGGGGCGCATCAAGGCATGCAACATCATACCTCCGAGCATGGGGTACCGTCAGGACGAGCTGATGACTGATTTGGCTATCGCTCTTGGAGGACACTTCTACTCCAGTGCAGCCGGTGATAACATCGCAACAGTTACAATGGCAGGACTGGGTCGTGCATCTAAGGTTATAGTTGGACAGGACAAGACTATCATTATACCGTTCTACGAGGAGAACGAGGACATTACAAAGCATTTGAACGACCTTAAGGATAGCATTGCTGACAAGACTGACGAGGATGACATAAACTTCACGAAGGAGCGCATCGCTAACATCTCTGGTGGTGTAGGAGTCATCTATGTTGGAGCGAACTCTGACATCGAGCAGAAGGAGCTGAAGGACAGAACGGATGACGCTGTGTTAGCTGTTAAAGCTGCCATTGAGGAGGGTGTTCTTCCGGGTGGAGGCATTGCACTTATGAATAGCATGAGGGGATGCCCTATATCTGATGATGATGACTACAACGCAGCTGTATTTATTATGAACTATGCCATTGTTGAGCCATTCAAAAGAATTCTTGAGAATGCCGGAAAAGATGTCGTTGAGGTATCCGTTAATCTAACGGATAAGAAGATCGGTTATGACGTTAAGAACGATCGCTATGGCGACATGTTCAAGATGGGTGTCATCGATCCGACTAAGGTTACACGTACAGTTCTTAAGAACGCTGTATCTGTAGCGACAACGATACTGAGTACAAACGCAATTATAACAAACGTTAGAGACTATGAGAGTACTAAGTAACTATGTATTAATCAATGAGTTGGTAGCGTCAGAAGTCCAGTCTATGACTGGACTCATCCTATCTAACAACGAGGCTGTAAACGCACGTTACCAGGAAGGTATTGTTGTTATGCCCGGTGAGGCTGTTGACTGCATTAAAGAGGGCGACAAGGTTGTATACGATAAGGCTCAGGGCCATACTGTGACTATTGATGGTCAGACGTATCGGATGATTCTTCTTCGTGACGTTGCAATCGTTCTTTGATCTCCTCATTCATTTGTAGGATTTGTTTCTGATACACCGTATCCATGTACGGTGTATTTTTAGTGTTATTCATTATTGGGTTCCTGCGTGGGGATGTTGGCATAGGCTCTTCCCCACTCAGCATTTTATAGATGGCAGCGACCATCTTTTTTGCCTTGTAGGTTAGCTCGTATAGGTTCACCTCACCGATACCACGCTTGCGCCATACATGTATGAATCCATCACGTTGTAGGCGTTGGAATCGCTCCTTGTTCCACGACATAAGCTCCTGGTACTCCTTGAGCTGTGTTATGGTGAATAGGCCCTCTGAGTAGAGGAAGAACATCATTTCGAGCTCAGCCTCCGTTAGTTCGTACTTTCTTTTGGCCCAGTACCGTATCACCCGGTAGTACTTCATGAAGTCGTGCTTAGGCATGGTCCTGAAATGCACTATCTCTCTCTTCTTCTTTGACTTCTTCTTTCTATTCCGAACGTAGCATCTCTTCTCTATAACCTTTGCTCCTCTTATTGTTGCCATATGCTAGCAAATATAGATTAAAATTATTACCTTTGCAAGTGATATGAGTATTTTTCCGAGACCCCTGAAGATGATCCAAGGGATCAAGAAGATAGTCCCGTTCTCGCAGACGGACTTGATTCCGACATTCAATCTTGGATCTGGAACGGCAGACGATACGACTGTCCTATATGGTGATGGTACATGGAAGCCTGCTGCAGGTGGTGGATCGATACTATTGAAGACTAATGGTGTCAATAATGGTTCTCAAACTCTATTAAACCTAAAGCAGGGTACAAACGTAACTATAAACGATGATGGTATCGGAGGTGTTACTATTAACTCTACAGGTGGAGGAATGGATATTAAAATAATGATGGCTCACATAGCAGCATACTAGGATGTATTTAAACGCAACGACAGATAAATTAGAAATACTTCTCGCAGGATCTGCATCTACGCAGCTTCAGTGGAACGTCAGCTGGCAGGACATAACGTCAGCCGGTATGACTCTTCCTCAGACTGGTGGTGCTGGAAATACGAATAATACAACTGCTGTGACTATTGTTGCTGCACCGTCAGCAAGTACTACACGTCAGGTTACAAGCATTAACATATACAATGCAAATTCAGCAACAGCAACAGTTACGGTTCGTAAGGACGTTAGTGGTTCAAAGTATGTTCTTGTTAGTTATGCAGTTACATCTGGAGATACGCTAATGTGGTCTCGTGAGTATGGATGGAGGCTTCTATCTGTATCTGGTGGAGGTAGTAGTGGTGTAAGCCAGATAGTTGCAGGAACAAATGTAACGATAAGTCCTACTGGTGGGACCGGAGTTGTAACAATTAACTCTACTGGTGGAGGCGGAGGCACTGGAGGATATGAACAGACTTTTCTTTTAATGGGAGCATAATATGGCAAACGTATATAAAATATTAGGACAAATAAGTCCATCGGCAACAACTGAAACAGACCTTTATACTGTTCCTGCTGCTACGTCTACCGTATGTAGTTCTATATCTATATGCAATAGAGGTGGTACACAGACTACATTTAGGGTGAGTCTTTCTCAAGCAGGAGCTGCTACAGCAAATAAAGACTATCTTTATTATGATGTAACGTTAGCTGGTAATGATACATTCATTGCTACAATAGGTGTAACACTTGCAACAACAGACGTTATAAGAGTGTATTCAGGGAATGCTAGTCTTTCATTTCAATTATTTGGAACAGAAATAAGTTAATAATATGCAAGGATATTCAGGATATAGTATAATAAGTCCAGCTATTTCATATGCTAACTCTCCAAACATAGATGCATTTGGTAGGCTGAGAGTTAGTGAGCCTTTTACATTATTTGACTCAAGTCATAGATTTGATGATAATGGACTATGGTCAACAAGTGCCGCAACAGGTGGTACTGCTACATTTAATGCTGCCCAAGGTTTAATGGATTTAGATGTGACAGCAGCATCAGGTTCTCAAGTTCTGAGAGAAACTACTAAAGTATTTTCATATCAACCTGGTAAATCACTTCTTGTTTTAAGTACCTTTGTGATGAGTCCTGCTAAAACTAACCTTAGACAAAGAGTTGGATATTATGGGGCAGCTAATGGTTATTACTTAGAACAGAATAATAGCACAGTAAGTTTTGTTGAAAGAAGTTCTGTTTCAGGTTCATTAGTAAACACTCCAGTTACTCAAGCAAGTTGGAATGTTGACCCAATGAATGGTTCAGGACCTAGTGGTATTACCCTAGACTTAACAAAAGCACAAATATTATTCATGGATTTAGAATGGTTAGGGGTAGGTACAGTAAGAATGGGATTTGTTGTAGATGGTAATTTCTATGTTTGTCATAGGTTTAATCATGCTAATTTAATTGCATCTACCTATATTACTACAGCTTCATTACCATTAAGATATGAGATAACAAATACCGGTGCTACAAGTGGTGCAAGTACACTGAAACAAATATGCTCTACTGTATTATCTGAAGGAGGATATCAACTTGCTGGTCTGCAACAAGCAATAGGAATACCTGTAACAACCCCAAGAACATTATCAGGAGCTGGAACATTTCGTCCTATAGTAAGTATACGTCTTAAAACATCTCCTGATAGATTAGATGCTATTGTAATATGCACTGCAATTTCTGTAGTAGCAACTGTTTCAGGTCATTATAATTGGCAAGTTGTAGCATCAGGAACTACTTCAGGAGGTAGTTGGGTTGGTGCTCCTGGTGATTCTTCTGTAGATTATAACATAACAGGAACTTCACTTACAGGAGGAAGAATACTTGCAAGTGGATTTTTTAGTGCAACAAATCAAGGATCTACTCAAGTTGATATTCTTAAAGAGGCACTATTTAAAACACAGCTTGAAAGAAATTCATTTACAACAACTCCTTTTGAACTAACTATCTTAGTTGCTTCTGATGTTGGAGGTGGTGGAGGTGGTGTTCTTGCATCAATGGACTGGGAGGAAATAAGTAGATAATTATGGCACAAGGAACAACTAAAGGAGTACCTATAGATATAGATCCTACACTAGCAGCAGACAGTGATTTACTAGTACCTTCACAGAAGGCTATTAAAACATATGTAGATAATAACTTCCAGCCTAATAGCATGAGGAGGCATTACTATAATACGTCAACAAATGTTGACTACTTAGGATACGCACCACAAGGAAGCTCAACAAGCGCATCAGTATGGACTGTAACAGCTATAACTGTAGCGGCTGATGGAACTACAACGAAAACAGTAACAACAGGCACTACATGGCCTTATTAATAGATGATATATGGAAATTAAGTATAGTATTATTATTGGTTATAATGAGGAAACTAACTATTCAATAGTGATGGATAAATTCACGCTATTAAATGGAATTAAAAACGATATAGCAAGTGTAATTCAAAACAATTTAACGTTTGAAGAATGCTTAACATTACAAACCGAATTTATTAAATAGTCATGGCAGGAATTTATTATAGAAGTCAAGCAACAGGAAACTGGAGTGCAACAGCAACATGGTATCAATATAGTTCTCCAACAGGTTGGATTGTTGCAACAGATTACCCAAAAACAGGTGACTATGTATGGATTCAGTCTACTCACGTTGTTACATATGATGCAACTGCAATATCAGTAAATAATGGTGCTACATTTGCTCAAATTAGTAATAGAATAGATGCAAATGGAAGTGCAATAGCACAGCCAACCCCTAGTACAGGTGGTGTTGGTGCTTTAAATGCCACATCAGGTTATATTGCATTATCAGTCGCATCACCAACAACTATTGCATCAACTTATTATAGTGTTTTATCAAGCACAAACTCTTTATTTACTATTACTGCATCAAGTACATTCACTTTTTCAGGTGCATTTGTAAGAGGAACAATAGGTGGGTTTATAAAGGCAGACACAGGTTCAGCAGGTGCAACTATTAATTATACGGGTAATCCAATTGGTGGAACAGGTCTAAGTGGTCAATGTTTTCATTTAATAACAGGAGTAACAACAAACATAACAGGAAATGTTACGGGTGGAGATGGAGCGACAAGTTATGGTATTTATATTGCATCAGGAACACAAACAATAAATATAACAGGCAGTGTAAGTGGTTCAGATGTATCAGCAACAGGATATGGAATTGCATCAGCAAACACGAATCAACATACAATAACAGTAACAGGAAATGTTAATTCAGGTCAAACAGTAGGTGCAATTAACTGTGCTTCAACTACTACATCAGGAACAACAGGAGCAAGTGTTACAGTAAATGGAAATATTAGAAATTATGGTTTATCAGGGAGTACACCAACAGAATATTTTGTAGCAATACAGGCACGACAAGTTAAAATAAAACAAGGTGCAACATTAGCATTTAATACAACAGATGGAGGTGCTAAAGATTATACTATAACAGGTATGGTAACAAATACAGCAGAAGACTACTGGAAATATTTAACAACGAATACGGCATTTAGCACTACAGATTCAATAGGTAAACTAATTAAAGACAATCTTAACGCAACAATTTCAAGTAGGGCTACTCAAACAAGCGTAGATGATATACCAACAGCATCAGAAAATTCAACACAAATAATATCGGATTTGAATACAGGTAGTACTACAGATATAGCGAAACGACTAAGAACAGTAGCTACTGTTGAAACGACTGGTGATCAACTAGCAAGTTATAATACTTAAAAATTAATTATCTTTGCATTATGAAAAAAATGATGGTAGAAAAATCGACAGGAGAGAAGTACGCTAGCAAGGCTGCTATGATGAAACATGAAAAGTCAGAGTCAATGGCAGAGCGTAAGAAAGAGTATGGATCTATGAAGATGGCGAAAAAAGACATGATGTTCTGCAAGACTGGCAAATGCTAAGAAAGACTGCAAAATATTATGCTGAGAATCCAGAGGCTCGTAAGAAGCATGTGGAGTATCAGAAGAAAGTTAACAAGAAGCCTTCAGAGGTAAAACGAAGGGTCGAACTTAATAAGGCTAATCGTAAAGCCGGAACCTATGGTAACGGTGATGGTCTTGACATGAGTCATACCAAGAAGGGTAAACTTGTAAAAGAAAAGGCTTCGTCTAACAGAGCTAGACAGGGAGCAAACGGAAAAAGTACAAAAAAATAAAAGATATGGAAACGCAAAAAACGTCCTACATTCCTACAGTAAATGGTGTCCCGGTTAAAGATTGGGATATGGCAAATGCATTTATCACAGATCCTATTGAGTTTCCATATTCAATTGCATGGGCATCTCAGTTTATAAAAGGACAAGATTTCAGTCCAGTTGGTAGTTATTATACTATATGGCATTCAAATGATAATGATTTTGGAAACGCATATATATACAAGGATATGTCATCAATATCTATGGAGACTGATGCTAATCTAATTAAAGAGGGATCGTACTTTGGAGCAAGGTACATGTTTATAGAGTATGTTACAGACGGTGGCCCTACAGGACTTTTAACACTTCAATTAAGCAAGTAACATGACTGCAATTAGAAAACGCTGGAAGGCACAAACACCTCCATTCTTCAAGAAAGTAATTAATATCGGTCTTACTGCAGGTATGATTGGAACAGCAATTGTAACAATGCCTATCGCTCTTCCGGTAGCACTTGTTGCAGCAGGATCTTATATGGCAGCTGTAGGTGTTACAGCAGCAACAGTCGCTAAACTCGCAAAAAGATAGTTATGACATTAGACACCTCAACCATTTGGCTTTTTATAATTGGAACAGGGACTACAATTATAGGTTACTTCCTAAAGGTCGTTCACAATGACGTTCGAAGAAACACAGAGGAGTTAGGAAGACAGAAAGGAAAGATCGAGCTGGTAGAGCAGGAAGCTCGTTTGAAGTATCAAGCTATACAGGAGCAGACACAACTAGAGATAAAGAATTTGGCTAAGAACGTTAGCGAATTATCAAGTGCAGTAAAAGAATTAATGATTAAAATGAATAGTTAAAATGGACACAACATCAGTAAGTGTAAACACACCAGATTTCGGTATTTTTTCACAATTACAAGAATACGGGCCTATTGGCTTGGCTGCATTAGCACTTGGTTTTGTGGCTTGGCAGTTCATTAAACGTAAATTAGCAGAAAAAGATCTTGAGTTAGATCAGTTTAAAAGTAAAAAACGTAAAAAGTAATTAAAATATGGATGTTGGTGTATTTTCTGTACTAACACAATATGGTGTTCTTGGTTTGGCAGTTATTGCTTTAGGTTATTTATGCTGGAGGTTTATTACCAAAATGATAGAAGAAAACGATGATTTAAAAATAGAAAATCGTGATCTTCGTGAGGATCATTATGAAAAAGTTACAGAAACAGTTAAAGAACATACTACAGCATTTAAAGCATTAAAAGATGCATTAATGTTATTGATTGGTAAAAAGAATTGATATAAAGCCATGAAAAAAGCAAAAATAAAGATTATAATTGTCTTAGTATTGTTTTTTATTTTAGTATCTAGTCATATATTTAATACAGGAAAAGGTCATGTTGGTGTAGTAAAAGACAACATTGCATTAACAGACAAAGTAGACGGATTGACAAAAGAAAATAATGGACTTAAAAAACAAGTAACAACTCTTGAAACAAAAGTATCTGATTTAAAATCTTTAAATACAAAATTTGAAACAACACAAGAAATTACCAACGAAAAAAAGGATGTTGTTGAAAATACAAAGCCAAAGTTAAAAGGTAAGTCAAATGAAAAAAGTACTGTTACTAATAACAATGATGCTTCTTCAGGTTTTAGCATTAACGCAATATCCGATTCAGAAAGTGATGAACGGTGATTCAGTTGTTATTATGACTACTCAACAAGGTAGGGATATAAATAATAAATTTGAAAAGCAAAAAAAGAAAATAAGTGAGTTAAACAGACAAATTGATAGCTTAAAAGAATTATCTACAATAGTTAAGAAAGAAACTCTTTATGTTTCTGAAAAAACTAATTATGCATACTATGAGAGCAAAATAAAAAAATTAGATACTCTAGAGCATTGGTTACATAACATTGCTACTCAGAGCTCTTTAGTTTTTTACTTTGAAGGACAAATAGTAGCAATAGACTTGTCTGAGTTTAGTTTAAAGAATATATATAAGGGAGGTTTTCACTTTGTGCGTAGAAAGCCAAGATATTTAAAAGAAGGGAATAGTGACAATGACCAACCTGTTAGAAAGTGGGAATTAGTTTTGATAAATAGTAAGTTGAAATACAAAAAATACAAAATTTAAAAGTCATGGGGTTTTTTAGAGAATTAGTTAGTGATAATAATACAATTAATGAAAAATCATTTGTGGGTGTTGTTTCATTTGTAATGATGGTTGTATTATTTGCAACAGACATTATTACAGGTATTATGGGTATTAAGTTAGCAGTTGAAAAGTGGATTTTTGATGGCTTTATGTTATTGACTGTACTTTGCTTTGGTATTTCAGAGGGAAGTAAGGTCTTACAAAAAAAAGTAAATAAAAACAAATAATAAAAATCATGCAGTTAAGCAAAAATTTATCATTGGCAGAAGTAACAAGAAGTGAGTCTGCAAAAAGAAAAGGAATTAGTAATATGCCTACATCAGAGCATATTGATAACTTTAAATTATTGGCAGAGAAAGTATTTCAACCAATACGTGAACACTTTGCAGTTCCTATTCATATCTCATCTGGATACAGGTCATCTGCTTTGAATAAGGCTATTGGCGGTGCATCTTCCTCTCAACATTGTTCAGGTGAAGCAATTGATATTGATATGGATGGAACAACTATTACTAATGCTCAAGTATTTAACTATATAAAAGACAACTTAGAATTTGATCAATTAATCTGGGAATTTGGTACAGACAAAAATCCTGACTGGGTTCATGTATCTTATGAGTCTAAAGGAAAACAACGTAAGCAAATTCTTAAAGCATATAAAGCTGGATCAACAACAAAATACAAGGCGTATTAAAAATAAATAACCATGGCTAAAAGAATAGGATCAGAGGTCAAAACATTTGACAAAAAGCACGTAGCAAGACCGGGAGTTCACGCTAAGACAAAGACATCTAAGACTAAAACGTCAAAGAACTACAAGAAGCCCTATGCGAAACAGGGTAGATAATAATTAACTATCTTTGCATTATGAAAATTTTTAACTACGATTTAGGAACACCAAATAGTTCTTCAAAACTAA